AAAGGTGGTTACAACGATCTACGGAAATCCGATTAGATCCAAACCTTGACCTTCGGTCGAAGTTGAGTCTAATCGCTTACCTTAAATCAAAAGTACCAGGTGAATGTAATGGCGTGTATACATAGGACGCAAGTAAGTCGCGGAACGGAGCGTTCATCCCATGTTTGATTTACTACTATCTGCCACGATGTCATGTCCAGACGCTGATGCTATAATGCTTCGCATTCAAAAGCATGAGTATCTAAATGCAGAGTGGAAGTTGGAACTGGTCGAGACCATCAAGGACTATGTGCCAGAATGTAATGACTACTGGGACGCAAACGACTGAAGGAACGGGGCTAAAAATCCCTAGTATTTCAGGAGCAACTACTATGAACACCCTTACTCTCATCAAGAAGCAAATCGACAAGGCAGCAGCACTGCACGATGCTCAAATCAACATCACCAAGTATCGTGGTGTTGAGTGCAAAGTGCATCAGGCACCTGAGGAAACTCACGGCACCTACTGCTACCGTGGACGCACTTACGTTAAGTGAGGCAATTATGCAAGCAATTCAAGTAGCAACAATTTGTTCTATTTCAAGCGTTGCATTTCTCGGTTTACTTTATGGGGAACTCACACTTTTGCAAAAGAGGTGAGATATGCTGAAGATCAGTTTAGATTATGATCTTCCAGCATATGACCCCCAAAAACACGATCCAAACGAAACCTTTGCGTTTTTGACGTATCGTGGAGTACACTATGCTAAGAGAGTTAATTTAAAATCCCTTAGCATTCCAAGTTGGAAAGTATTCAAGAGAGGTTAAGAAACCTCTCTTTTTTTGTGAAAGTTTGTAAAAATATTACAAATGTTAGTAAACAAACACAAACTACACTACATAGTAAAGAATTAAGGATTACGCTTATGCTCTGAAATTCTATTCATTATTATGTTCACTAAACAACGAGGTGTGGTATGCACAATATCCTATCTCGTAATCAATTGGCAGAATGGATACACTTTGAGACCACAATAGATCGATGTAACGAAGAACTAGATCTAGTAAACGATTACTTCGACTGCTTAATTGAATGCGATGAAGACCAAGCAACTTGTAAGCGAATCTGCAGAATTCTATTAGATGACGAGGGTTGATCACCCTCTTTTTTTTATGCTATAATATCTACAGTGTATACACTATTATGGACAAAGAACGATTAAAACTCATCGTCCGTAACTTAGAACTTTTGGTTGATGGGTTGAAAGCAGAGGTGTATTCGGATCCGAGTGCTTATATAGATAAGCGGGAGAATTTCGACGATCCTCCACATCATTATAGCGATTACGACGAGGTGTTTAACGATGACGACGGGTACCCCGATTGATCGGGCAAGAAGGTATATGAAGTTGCTTCGCAGGTTGATTAAACAGGAGCATCTTTATACGGAAGAAAAGATTATTGAAATGAAAAAGCAGATTAGAGTTCTTGAGGAAGAACTTGCTGTGTTAGAATCAAAAGTATCGAAAGGATTTAAATGAGCGTAAAATTGATCAGTGTGACTCCCGATGCGGAGAAGATGATGGCATATGTTGCCAGAGTCTCTAACCCAAATAATCAAGAAAATCCTAACTATGCCAAACTGTTGGGATATTGTATTAAGCACAACCACTGGTCTGTGTTTGAGCAGGCATTTATGACTTTAGAACTTGAAACTACTAGAGGAGTAGCAGCTCAAGTGCTCCGGCACCGTTCGTTCACGTACCAGGAATTTTCGCAACGCTACGCTGATAGTTCAATGCTCGCGGAAACAATTCCCATCCCCGAACTTCGTCGTCAGGATACAAAGAATCGTCAGAATTCTATTGATGATATTGATCCTTTCGTCAAGCAAGAGTTTGAAATTAAAATGAGAAAGCACTTCGATGAAGCGATGGTGCTTTATCAATCAATGCTTGATATGGGAATCGCAAAGGAGTGTTCGCGTTTTGTGCTTCCTCTCGCCACGCCCACAAGAATTTACATGTCCGGTTCTTGTCGGTCATGGATCCATTATATCAATCTGAGGACTGCTAACGGCACTCAGAAAGAGCACATGGATCTTGCAGAAGGTTGTAAGAAAGTGTTCATTGAGCAGTTTCCAACTTGTGCAGAAGCCCTTGAGTGGGTCTAAATAAATCACCTTGAATTGAGTATTATGCCAACGTATCCTGTAAAGAACAATAAGACTGGGGAAGAGAAAGAATTGAGTATGTCTATTGCTGATTATGAGCAATGGCGTAAAGATAATCCTGATTGGGATAAGGATTGGAGTAAAGGATGTGCTGCATCACAGGAAGTCGGAGATTGGCAGAATAAACTGATCTCCAGAAATCCTGGATGGAATGATGTCCTTGCTAAAGCAGCAAAAGCACCTGGTTCAACTGTAAAGAAGATTTAGTATGGCGAGAAGAAAAAGAGCATCTGCAGAGCAACCTATTGGGGTTGGACTCACGACAAAGCAGATGAAGCGGAAGAAACCGCTCAGTCAAGAGTATCTTGTTGATATTGAACCTCTAACTGATAATCAGAAACGACTCTTTGATTCATACAAAGAGGGTAAGCACATTGTTGCTTATGGTTGTGCGGGCACGGGAAAGACCTTTATCACGCTCTATAATGCACTGAGAGACGTTCTGGATGAGAGAACTCCCTATGAGAGAATCTACCTTGTACGCTCGCTTGTAGCAACCAGAGAGATTGGATTTCTTCCAGGATCCCATGAAGATAAGGCAGACATTTACCAGATTCCATACAAGAATATGGTGAAGTATATGTTCCAGATGCCTAGTGATGCGGACTTTGAAATGCTGTATGGAAACCTGAAATCTCAGGAGTCCATTAAATTCTGGTCTACTTCATTCCTGCGTGGAACTACTCTTGATAATGCTATTGTTATTGTGGATGAGTTCCAGAATTTGAACTTCCATGAACTTGATAGTATTATTACTCGTGTGGGTGAAAATACAAGAATTTGTTTTTGTGGGGATGCACGCCAATCTGATCTGCAGAAAGATAAAGAAAAGAATGGTATTGTAGATTTTCTTGGTATCTTGCGTAAAATGGAATCATTTGATATAATAGAGTTTGGTGTAGATGATATTGTTCGCTCTGGACTTGTCAAAGAATACATTATTGCAAAAATGGAATCTGGTTTTTAATGTTCACACATATTGATGTGGACCTTCCATCTCTCGAAAGAGAAACTATTGATGGGGTCCGCTATTACAAAGTTCCTGATGAAGAAGAACTCCTGCGGCTGGTCTCCATTACTTCGGTGACCAGTCATTTTAATAAGGAGATCTTTGTTAAGTGGCGGAAAAGAGTCGGTAACGAAGAAGCGGATCGTATCACAAAAAGGGCAACCAGTCGTGGTACAGATATGCATACTCTTGTAGAGCATCATCTCAAGAATGAAGGTTTGCCGAAAGTTCAACCTATTTCAGATTTTCTTTTCAAGATTTCTAAGGGAAAATTAAATCTTATAAATAATATTTACGCCCTTGAGGGGTCCCTGTATAGTAAACAATTAGGAATTGCAGGGACAGTAGATTGTATCGCTGAATATGACGGCGAGTTAGCAATAATCGACTTTAAAACATCAGCAAAACCAAAACCACGAGAGTGGATCGACCACTACTTCGTTCAATGTATGGCATATGGTTGTATGCTATATGAATTGACTGGCATATCAGTTAAAAAACTTGTAATTATTATGGCGTGTGAAAATGGAGAATGTGTCGTCTATGAAGAACGAAACAAATCAAAATACATCAAACTGCTCACCGAGTACATTAGAAAGTTTGTTGGAGATAAACTTGAACTCTATGGAACCTAATAAAGAACTAGAAAAAGCAATCGAAAGTAAGTTCTTGACACCTTCTAAATTTGCTTTGGAGATCGAAAAGATCGTTGCAGAAGAAAAAATCAATTACATTGATGCAATTGTTCACTATTGCGAAATCAATGAACTTGAGGTAGACTCAATTACAAAGCTTGTTTCAAAACCATTGAAAGAGCGATTGAAGTGGGATGCTATTCGTCTCAACTTCATGAAGAAAACTTCAAGAGCAAAACTTCCTCTATGATCGTGACACCCTTTGAAACCTATCAACATTATTTGTCACTAAAAAATCATTTTACAAATCCCAAATACGACTTCTTCAAATACGGAGCAAAAACCCGTGCTAGTGTGACCTCTTTTAATAAGAGGAAAGACAAGTATTGGTTCGAGAAGACCTCTCGCAAATACTCTGATGAAGAGGTCGTTGATTTTTTGGTATCTAATTTTTCTGCCGCCGATAACCCACAAAACTTATGGATTGGAGAAATTATCAATTCTGGCGAAAGGACTTACGCCGAATGGAAAAAACGGAGACAGAGTTCGACTTACTTGTTCAAAGAACAAAGCAACGAGTTGTTCTCGGAGAACGAATTCTCGAAACTGTTCGATTGTTCCAAAGGCCATCCTATCCTTCTGAAAGAGTATCTAAGCGGGAGATTATCTCTAGAAAACTTCGTCATCTACGACAAAATTTTCCATTTTTCTAAAAACTTTGATAAGAAGTTAGACGATCCGGTGTGGGAAACCGTCAGTCTAAAATTAAAAAAATATGGACCCTTCATAAATATTGATGTATTCAATTACAAAAAGATACTAAGAGCACTAGTAAATGAGTGAGTTTTTTGATTCCGAAATAATTCAAGAAGAATTAAAAGAAATTAATAATCTACAAGAGAAGATCTACGGATCTCTCTTTGGTTTTGGTATGATGTCTAAGGAAGATCGTCTTGAGCACGTTGAAATCCTAACAGACTTGCTAGAAAAGCAAAAAGTGATGTATACTAGATTATCTCTTTCAGACGACCCTAAAGCGGTTGAGATGAAAGAGAACTTACGCAAATCAGTTGCAATGATGGGGTTTCCCCCTGAAACTGATATGAGTATGCTGTTCAATAGTATGAAAGCGACCATCGACGCCTTGAAAGAATACATTGACTCCTGATGGAATCCTTGTTATACTATCCAAGCAAATCCAAACAATCCAACTCAATCCGAGGTAATCCAAATGTCTTTCGCAGACCTTAAAAAGCAATCTAAACTGGGCTCCCTGACTCAAAAACTGGTCAAGGAAGTCGAAAAGATGAATAATAATGGCGGTTCTTCAGGTGATGACCGTCTCTGGAAACTGGAATGTGATAAGAGCGGCAATGGTTATGCCGTTATCCGTTTCCTCCCCGCTCCTGATGGCGAAGATCTGCCATTTGTGAAACTGTACTCTCACGCCTTCCAAGGTCCTGGCGGTTGGTACATTGAAAACTCTCTGACTACTTTGGGTCAGAAAGATCCTGTATCTGAGTATAACTCGATGCTGTGGAACAATGGAACCGATGCAGGTAAGGACCTGGCGCGTAAGCAGAAGCGTAAACTGACTTACATCTCTAACATCTATGTTGTAAAGGATCCTGCCAATCCTGAGAATGAAGGCAAAGTGATGCTGTATAAGTATGGCAAGAAGATCTTCGACAAACTCACTGCTGCTATGCAACCTGAGTTTGAAGATGAGGAAGCAATCGATCCGTTCGACTTCTGGCAAGGTGCCAACTTCAAACTGAAAGCTAAGAACGTTGCAGGTTATCGTAACT